ACTTTGAGTCGCGCGTCGTCCACTTCCGTGACCCCGACGCCGACGTTCCCTTTGTGTATGGACACGTCCAAAGTCGCGACGTGGCCGAACCGAACCTTTTCGTAATCGTACAATTCCTCGATTTGTTCGCGAGCGAGCGGGCGTTTGAACAGACGGAAATTGGCGATGGAGCCGTTGAAATCCTGATCGAGTGCCGCATTGGTTCCATGCGATCCACCGAGACGCAGAAACGCGGTCGACTGGACGTCGAGTACGTTACCGTAGCTCCCTCCAGTCGTTCGCAAGTACCTTTGTTTGACGCCGTTGATGTAGACGTCTCTGCTCGTCGCCGTGCCCCCACCGCCTCGGTACACGACCGCGAGGTGAACCCACTCGTTCGCCTTGAAATCCGTCGTGACGTCTACGTCGTTCCCACCGAACCAGTATTTCAACTCGTCCTTTCTGTACGAAACGGCGATGCTCTGTTGCCCCGTGTACGTTTCGCGTCCGATGTAGAAGAACGTGGACCAATCGGTCGCCGAGAGCGCGCTCTGATTGACGGCGGGTTTCACCCAAAGCGTTGCCGTGTGCGCGTAATCGCCGCTAATGCCGAGCGCGCCGCTCGTGATACAGTCGTCCGTTCCGTCGAAAGTCCATGCGTTCGACGTACTATCGAACGCGACGGACCCGTACACGGTTCCGGGAACGGTATTCGCGCTCGTCGCGATATCCGTGACGTCCGCGCCCGATCCCGGGTACGAATTACTCTCGTTGGCGTCCCAGTACACTTGGAGAAAGTCTTTCGTCGGGACGGTTTCGTGGTTTTTCAAAATGATATCTTGACCGGGTTTCGGTGACGCGTACTGTTCGTAGCCGTAGTAGCGAAGTTCGCCGATGGTCACGACGTCTGCGTATCCAGAGGCGCCGGGGTACGCTACTCCGTTTCGCGTCACGACGATCGCGTACCGATTATACGCGACAGTGAGGCCGCTCGTGTAAAACGTTCGCCCGTCGCCTATTCCCATCGGTGCGTCTGCGTCTTCGATCTCGAACACTTTGGTCCACGCGCTTCCGTCGTTGGATGCCCATACCTGAAAGTCCCTGGGCGCTTGACCGCGCGCGATCGCATCGCTCATGCTATTGGTGGAGCTGTTCGTGACAATTTCGAAAGAGTGTAAAACGAAGGCCTCGGGTACCTGAAGTGCGAGCCATTCACCCTCAGGCGTACCACTACTGTTCGAGAGGCAATCGTCATACGTCGCGCTCTCGTAAAGACCCGTCGTCGTGTTATACCGACCTCCCACACCGCTCGCCCACTGAGAAACCCAACGCTCATTCGTCCCATACGTGTCTTCGTTGAATGCCTTGTGTTTGCTCGTATTCGTGTTTTCTGACGCCGTGATGATGTATCCATTCTGCGAACTCGAGTAGAGAATTTCGCGCGGAAACTTGACCAATTGGCGACAATCCTGAAAATCAATCATGGTTTGCGTGTTGCTCTGAATCTCGCTCATCATGAGCGCGGCCGTGTTTCCACTGACAGCGAACGTCCCGCTCACGTTCAGATCGACCGCATCGATGGTTTCCGTCGCCACGAGACGCTTGGACCTGAGCGTGGCGTTCGTCACGTCCAGAATCCCAGTCGCGCTTCCCAGAGGCATCTCGGTCTGTCTGATATGTGTCGAGAAAAGTTCTTTACCATTTCAGATACGACGTGAAATGGGAGAAAACTTAAATTTTATCGTACGCTGTCTGAAAGCGCGAGCGCGATGGAACCGACGATGAAGAACATCACGACGAAGTTACACTCCGTCTCCTCGGCTCTTCGCGCCACCTCCTGTCTCGACGGGGGAGGCGGCGGGGGCGCGTGCCTCGGTGGGAGGAGGCGATCGTCCTCTTCGTCCAAAGGGCAAAAGGATACCATATCCTATGCTCACAAATTTATTTCAACCTTCTTCTTGGCGGCCGTCTTGCGCCCACCACCTTTTTTCTTGGCGGGTGGGAGCGCGACCTCCTTGACGACCTGTTCCTCGTCGTCGTCTTCCAGTTCGATGTCCACCTCTGAGACGATATCGGAAACGTCGTCGTCGTCGTCGACGACTTCGCGTGACGTGTTCACGGGGGCCGGGGGCATGCCGAGGCCACCCATGAGCGCACCGAGATCGATTCCTGGACCAGACATTTCGTATTCACCGCCCTGCTGCGCCTGCGAAGAGGCCTGTTTCGCGCTGGTATTCGCGACCGCGCTCATCATTGACTTGACCAAATCTGGGTTCTGCTTGATGACGTCGTTCATGTTCGGCATGGCTTTGAATAACGAATTGGATAAATGAAACATGAAAGCACTCGAACCGAGCATGAGGATCAATTCGACCTCTGGTGCGACCTCCATCTTCTTGTGATATTTCTCATACAGACGCTCGAACACGCCGTCGTAATCGTCGATGTTTTCGTGCACGCTCTCGGCCCAGTTATCAAGCTGTAAATCAAACGGGGAGTACCGACGGTTCAAAAACTCGAGGCCTGTGACGCACGCGACCAACATTCTGCGCGAAAACTTGATGCTTCGTTCGACATCGATATCGTGCGTGATGCGCTCGACTTCGCGCCTGAGATCGTCCACGTGACTGTACGCGTTCAAACGCTTATTCACGCTGAACCCCTTCGCCTCGAGACGTTTCAGTTTGTTCAGGAGCGCCGATTTTTCCTCGTCGACGTTCGAGTACCCGTCGCGCGGACGCTCGAATTCCTGTTGTTCCTGACCCCCGTCGCCCCCGTACTCGCCGTCGTCCTCGTCGTCGAAGAAATCTTCATCACTCCCGATGTCCCCACCGCCGAACGTGCCGCCAGCAGGCGGCGGTGCCGACTGTTTCGCGGGGTTCGCGAACGATTCGAGATTTTCCTGCGGTTGGAACTTTTGCGGAGGCGCTCGGTGTCTCGGCGCCGGCCTGGGCACGCGCGCGGAATCGCGCGGTTGTTCGAGTGTGATTTCATCAAACATCCTCTGTTCGTCGTCGTCCAGTTTCATCACGGTCGTGGAGCCTCGGTCAATGACTATATCGCCCATCGATACTGTACTCTTCTTTTTTTGCGGCTCTTCTTTAACGCAAAAAAATGTGTGTCACTAGTATATTAGTATATTACCAGCACACGATGATGAAGCTCACTCGTTCGCGCGTTATCACTGTTTTCGCGCTTGCCGTTCTGGCGTATTTTATTTTTCGCGCGACGAGGAGCGGCTACTCTCCGCTCAAGATCAAAACGAAGACTGAACAATCGATTTTTACTCTGAAGAATGACTTGGAGTGCGCGCCGGGCAACAAGCGCGGAAGCCTGTTGACCAAGGGCCTCACGCCGGGTGGTCTGTGTGGTGCGGGCGAACTCGTCAGAGGACACGCGTCGTACGAGATTGAGGATGGGATCGGCGGTTCTTTAATGGAATAAAAATTCTGGGTGTGTAGTATAGACGCCATGTCTCTGTATGAATATTACACGATTACGGTCGATACAGTCGGTCAGAGCAGCGCGAACACCTGGACGTCGTTCCTTCAGACCCCGCTTCACGACGTCGTGGCCGTCGAGCTCATCGCGTGTCACGTCCACACGACCGACGCGACGCAGCACTTATACATAAAAATCGATGAACTCAACAGCATGTTTAACGATCGAGCCGCTATCGCGGGTGCCGACGCCACGACGGGTCAGGGGAGCATATCGCGCGTCAGAGGCGCGTTCGCGAGTCTCGTGAGCGAAAGCGCGGCCGGGGGGACCGGAAACATCGTTTTCGTGTTCAAACAAAATTATCCGATTGTCACAGAATTCAAGGCGCCAGTCAGGAGCATCGATAGGTTTACGTGTTCGCTCCTGAACCAAGACGGCGAAACCATCAAGAATTCAACCGTGAACGGCCAAAACTTCTTAGTCCTGCGCGTAAAGTGCGCTCGCGCGAATTTGTAATTTGTAAAAATCTAAACCTATTAGTATAGTACCTACGTACCATGAGCCCGGGTATCGCTTTACTTACGGCGCGCGGTGTGCAGGATCAATGGTTCAACCTTGAAGAAGGTGACTCATCAGGCCTCAGTTTCTTCAATCAGGTTTACAAAAAACATACACCCTTTTCGCAAAATCTTGAAAAACAGTACATCGTGGGTCAACCGCGCGCGAATGCGCATAGCCGAATCACTTTCACGAAAAATGGCGACGCGCTCGGGTACACGTACTTGACCGTCGACGACGGGACCCAAAGTGTCGAAGTCCAAGATTGGTCGCGTCTCGTCGACTCGGTCGAACTGTATATCGGCGGAACGCTCATCGATCGACACACGATCGAGTTCATGGAGTCCGCCGCGGTCGATTTATTCGCAAACAACACGTCCAAATCGTCGAACGGTCCGCACCCGGGTGCGTCGTCCTCATCATTTTTCCTTCCCTTTCGATTCTTTTTTTGCGAACACCCTATGAACGCGCTTCCGATTTGCGCAATCGGGCAGGAGGTTGAAATTCTCGTGCACTGGGGACCCGACGCCGCGAACTACAATTTTGATTGTCACGCGATGTACTATTTCCTCGGAAACGAAGAGCGCGAAATCATGCAAACGCGCGAACACGACGTGCTCATTCACCAATTACAGAGCGTCCCGGCCTCGGGCGAGCGTTCGCAGGAGTGTGTCTTCAACCATCCCGTAAAGTATATTTTTACCGCGAATACCGCAGTCACGTCGCCGTACAAACTAAAAAATAATCGACTGAAGATTCAAGTTAATGGCGAAGATCTCGCGCCGTTC